CGCTGCACGTACAACACCACGGATTGCTGCGTTCATGCCCGGCGCATCACCGCCGCTTGTCAACACACCGATTTTCTTAATCATGACTACCTCTGAACTTGGAATGCAAAATGAAATCTGCTGCCGGAAGTCGATTCCGCATATCGAAACGATCCAACGAATATGCAGATAGTATAACAATCACTTTCTGCTGAATTGATTCAGGTCAGGCCGAATGGTGGTAATTTATACACAAAATGCTGGCCTGGTTCACTTTTTTTACAACGAATCATGAAAGCTTAAACATCTTGCCTTCCTTGGGTACGACCGAACAGGGATCCTGATGAATGATGACATCTGATCCCGGGAAACGCCGTAAAATTGCCTGCTCAACCTCTTCAGCCACTAAATGCGCCTGAACGAGCGGCAGATTATCTTCCATTTCCAAATGAATCTGAATAAAGCGGGTCGGCCCTGACTGCCGCGTGCGAAGATCATGGGCGCCACTGACTCCAGGCCATGACGTCACGATATCAATAATTTCCTGACGTTCTTCATCGGGTAAAGCGCGATCCAGCAAGGACTGCACCGCCTCATATCCCATGCGTAATGCGCTAAATAAAATATAGATGCCAATCCCAAGCGCAAACAAGGCATCAGCACGATGCCAGCCGTACCATGCCAGGCCAAGCGCCAAGAGAATTGCACCGTTCATCATAACATCAGACTGATAATGAAGCATATCCGCCCGAACGGCCTGACTTTGCGTGCGTTTCACCACCCAGCGCTGAAACGAGACCATGCCAGGCCAAGCGCCAAGAGAATTGCACCGTTCATCATAACATCAGACTGATAATGAAGCATATCCGCCCGAACGGCCTGACTTTGCGTGCGTTTCACCACCCAGCGCTGAAACGAGACCAGAATGATTGTACACACTAACGCAATGATGGTGACCGCCACCCCAACACCAGGATCTTTCATTGGCGTGGGTTGGATGAGATGCTGAATCCCGGTCAGGAATAAAAACAGCGCCGAACCGGAAATAAACATGCTTTGCGCCAGTGCAGCCAGTGATTCCGCTTTTCCGTGTCCGAACGTATGTTCATCATCGGCCGGTTGCAGCGAATAGCGCACCACTAACAGGTTGGTTAACGACGCCGCGATGTCCACCAAAGAATCCACCAATGCAGCCAGAATACTGACCGATCCGGTGTACCACCACGCAAAAATTTTGATCAAAAGTAACAGCGTTGCCATCACGGTAGCCGCGATTGCTGCCCGGCTAACCAGCCGTCCATAAGTATGATTCATAAACACTCCCGCCAGAATATGCCGCTAGTATAACGGATGAAGTAAAACAGTCAGGCAATAACCGAGTGACAAATTTTGGGCAAAAAAAACCACATCATGTGGGGGAAGAAAGGGATGGAATGTTGTAGCAATACATAACACACTTAAATTAGAAATTTATTCTAATAAAAAATCTACATTACGGCCTATCTTACAGCCGGATCAGCATGATCCATACACCACCTGAATACGTTTTATTCTGAATTTTTGAGACCTCTCTATAACTCTTCCAATGCTCATTTACTTTAGATGTACGATAAACACTCAATCAACATATCTTGAGGGATTAAGATGGCGTATTACCCTAATTCTATTGACTGGCAACCGATCAAGGAAGGAGGTCTGCGTAGGCTAAGGCTTGGCGAGATAAATCTTGCAAACTCGCTCTTTGGTTTCAGCATTCTTTACCAGCAAGTTTGGGTTCATCTGGAAAGTTATCTTCCTTTTGATAGTCAAAACCCCGGCCAGGCGATGACGCCCAATGGCGAAATGTGGTTTAGAAAAATAAAATACGAAGATGATTTCTCGATGCCTACAAAACAGCCAACTCCAAATGCCCAGCATCTATTTTTACATGAAATGATGCATGTTTGGCAGCACCAATATGGAATGTGGGTACGAACACGCGGAGCGTTCTGATGGGCAGCTGATTATACATACAGTCTAAATGAGAAAAACTTACTTGATTACGGACTGGAGCAGCAAGCATCCTTAGTCAGCGATTACTGGTTGTTAAAGCATTATGGGTTTGATGGGCATAGCGATCTGTATGTTTACCGTGATTATGACCCAGAAGAACCGGTGCTGGAGTTAATTCAGAAATATGAAAAGGTACTAGGGGACTTTCCGATATGAAGAAATCGATCACTTTTCTCCCTTTACTTTTATTTCTCGCCGGGTGCCCAGGGAAAGATAGAGAGGGTGCAGAGTCCGGCGAAAGACGGGCGATCTACGTAGACAACAATCGTGTTTGCTTTACCACTGATAAAAACGATGTGTTAAACCGCTATATTCTGTCAACTAATAGTATAGAAAATAAAAAATTATTAGTTGGCGATTTTAAGCATCTCACCTACCCAAGTACCTGCTTTACGGTAAATTTAGAAAAAGGGTTAGTGTATGGCGCAAGCTATACCTTAAATGGAAAAAATCACTACTACACCTTTATCATTACCAATGATGGCATTGTGTTGGATTTAGGAAAAAGCTAAGCATTATTATCAGAGTACACGGCCCTACATAGAGGCAGTAAGTTACATTGAGGTCAGCCACACATAACAAAAGCGTTTATACGCTCCAAATATCTTCTGTAAGTAGCTGCTTGTCTTTGGTAATTCGCTGTAATTTGGGCAAAAAAAACCCCCTCATCATGAGGGGGAAGACAGGGATGGTGAAGAAATCCACCCCGTAACCACATGGAATAAAAGGATTTATTCTAATCTTCGTCTACATTTTGACTACACTTCGACAAAGTGTCCATAAAACAAATGCAAAGCCCCGCACAATGGCGGGGCTTTTTAAATGCGATTCATAACGAAAAATTAATCAGCTTGAAGGTTTTCTGTGTTTGTCCATAGGTCATAGATAGTGCCCTTTACGTAAACCTTTACGTGCGCCACTCCAGTTGTCCACCCCATGGATTCAACTTTTTCAACACTTAAATTTTTCTTTGGCATGATGCAGGAGGTTTTAAATATTTCAGCTAACGCCTCCTGATCTTTATGCTTAATGATAGATTGCATCCGATTGAATTCATCCTCTGAGATGCATGCAGGGTACTCTCCCTTTAAACTTGTTGCTAATGCAGCAGCACTACCCATGAGACCCAAAGAAACAATCGTTGCTGTTAGTATTTTTTTCATGTTTTCCCTTACACATATCAATTATTTATAAAAACCAAACTGGTTTTACTATATGCATAAGTCAAAAGCCTGTGACTTATGTCACAGGCTTACCTCACAGTGAGAGATTTAATTGGTCACGTCCACGATGTGACAAAGGGAAGTTATCATGAGGAATGAAACTTTCAGGTAGCGGATTTTCTTTCTGTCGCCGGGTCAGGCGCTCCACACTTTCCAGTGTGGAAAAACCAACACCACATTCCAGACTGTTACACTGATAAAACTTACGCCGGACTGTGTTGGTGTCATTCATTGGTGAACTGGTTCTGATACGGGCTGACGCGCCGCAAATTGGACATCTGAACATAATGGCTCCCCCACGGGAGTTGAACTCCCGGCCATTGTATTCTGCTTATTCCGTTTCGGCTATCCATTCGGGTATTTTGGCTTCCAGTTCCAGCTGCGTGGTAAATCCGCCGCTGTCGTCAATCACATGCTCCGCTTTTGCAATTATCCAGTCCTGGTTGTCTATTTCCGCTTTAAATCCCGACACGGTGCCGTGCATTTCCGGGTAGAGGTCAGCGCGTCCACGCGCCAGGGTGATCGAGAATTCCGCCGCCCCGCGCTGGAGCTGCTGCCACTTAGCCGCAGCGGCGCGCTTTGCTGCCTCTTCATTCTGGTAAGTTTTCCGCAGGACATACACGTTGCCTTCGGCCCCTTCCATGTAGTCACCTTCGCGACTGCTGCTTTTTTCTTTTTTTGCCTTTGACGGCTTGCGGCGTTTAACGCTTACCTTTTTCTTTTTGCCAAAATTCAGATCCAGCCAGTAGGCCTGTACGCCGGTATATGCCTGCCTGTCAGCAATGCGGAACCTGTGCCGGTCTCCGTGGCTGCGCGTCAGCGCGAAGGATGGCAACGCCTTACCGTCTGCCGTTACGCCGCCGCCCGGTTGGATAAATAACAGATAGCCATTTTTGACGGTGGCAATGGCTCCCAGCATGTCGGCCATCCTCGTTAAAAATGACATGTCGCTTTCTTCAGTCTGGTCAGCGTGGTCAATTTCGATATTCATCAGCATTTCACTGATTTGTGCCTTCAGCTTATAGCGACTGGCAATCGCAGAAACGACGCGTTCTACCGTCACGTCATGCCATGAGACTTCGCGCTTGACGTTAAATTCCTCCCGAAAGTCGGCGCTGCTGGCGGTAATTTGCAGCATATCGGGCGGGCCTTCGTGGGATATTTCATCCACGGTATAAAGCCCCTTGTATATCAACGGCTCACCCTTCCAGCCCATCGATAAAGCCAGTTGCGTGCCGCGCGGCGGCAGCTTAACCATGCCGTCCGCATCATCCACGCTGATGGTTATCTGGTCGGCCTCAAACCCCCGGTTATCGGTCATCGATACCGACATGATCCGGTCATTCAGGTCAGACAGTATTTCGCCCCCTGCGGTGATGCTGTAATCGGGGATCTTTATCGCATCGTCTAGGTTGTCCAGCCAGCTGTTGATTTTCAGATTGAGTGTGTCGGTCAGTGTCATAGCGCCTCCGTTGTTCCGCATGATTTCACGCGCGCGCGGGAAGCGATAACCCCTTTTTGTTGTGGGCTGACGGTCAGAATCCTTAATGCGTGAAGTGGTCTGGTGCATGGGGGATTATGGCTGCGAACTCAAACAACATAATGGTGGAAAACATGAGCGAAGCGCGTTTCCACGGTGCCCGCGTCAGAGAAAATACCGATCTGGTAACAGCCATTGATGACATTGATTCCAGTGTTATCGGGATTGTTGCTGTGGCGGATGATGCTGACGCTGACACCTTCCCCCTGAATAAACCCGTTCTTCTTCATCGGGTCAACGACGTGCTGGGCCTGACGGGTAAGACCGGCACACTATACAAGAGCCTGAAAGCAGTTGCCGACCAGGTCAGCACAAAAGTCATCGTCGTGCGTGTCGCACAAGCGGAAGACGGTGAAGGTAAAAAAACGCAGTCGCAGCTGGTGATCGGCGGTACTGAATCCGATGGGACTTATACCGGGATGTATGCCTTTCTGGTAGCGGAACAGGATGAGCGTATCGGATATCGTCCACGAATTCTGTCAGCGCCCGATCTCGATACGGAAGAGGTGACATCTTCACTGTGTGTGATTGCTGAGAAGCTGCGTGCCTTTGTGTATGCCGGGTGCAACGGCTGTGAAACGATGGCGGATGCTATCGCCTACCGCGCTACCTTCGCGTACCGCGAACTGATGCTTATCTGGCCTGACTTTATCGCCTATAACCCGGTATCCGGTAAAAACGAAGTCTTCCCGGCTCCGGCGTATGCCTGCGGCCTGCGTGCGCAAATCGATCACACGCAGGGCTGGCACAAGTCGCTGTCAAACGTCCCGGTAAAAAATGTGCTGGGAATTTCAAAACAGGTGTTCTGGTCGCTTCAGGCTGAAGACAGCGACGCCAACGCGCTGAACAACAAAGAAATCACCACGCTGATTAAGCGTAATGGTTTCCGTTTCTGGGGCAACCGCACGCCGGATACCAAAGACTATACCTTTGAAGTCTACACCCGCACCGCGCAGGTGCTGGCAGACAGCATTGCAGAAGCCCAGTTTGAAGACATTGACGAACCGCTCACCCCAGCGAACGTGAAAGACGTTATCAGCGGCATCCGCGCGAAGCTGGACAAGCTGGTTACGTCCGGGCGTCTTATCGGTGCTGAATGCTGGTATGACGTGGTGGACAACAACACCACTGAACTTCGTCAGGGGCGGGTGCGTGTTCGCTACAAATATACACCAGTGCCTCCGCTGGAAGATCTGACACTGCATCAGACATTCACTGATGAATTCTTTGGACCTGCATTCGCTTCTCTGGGAGGTGCGTAAATGGCTGTTCCTCATAAACTCCGCCTGTTCACCTGCTTTGTTAACGGCGATAACCAGATCGGGAAAGTCACCTCGTTTACCCGCCCGAAACTCAGCCGCAAGCTGGAAGACTACCAGGGCGGCGGCATGATTGGATCCGTTGGTGTGGATCTCGGGCTGGATACCGGGGCGCTGGATTCTTCTATCGAATTTGGCGGTGTGATTAAAGCGCTTTTTCTTGAATATGGCGCGGATATTGACGGCACCCGACTGCGTTTCGCCGGTGAATACTACACCGATGGCGACAGCCAGCTTGTTGAAGTAGAGCTTCGCGGACGCTTTACCGAACTTGACGGCGGCGACAGCAAGCAGGGGGAAAACACCGTCGAGAAATACACGTTCAAATCGACGTATTACAAATTCTCCATCGACGATAAGCCGATTATTGAGATTGACCTGCTGAACTTTATCTACAAGAAAGACGGCAAGAATATCTACCCTGACCGCATCACGTCCGCCCTGGGAATGGGCTGATAATCAACCCTGACGGTGGCACATTTTTGTGCCGCCCGGAGACTCAACGATGAAAAAAAATGATACAGCATCAGTAACGACTGAAGGTGGCGTAACGCTGGCCCAGCCGATTGTACGCAGCGAAGAGACGATCACTTACGTGGAGATTGGCGAGGAAATTAAACAGTCTGGTTCACTGCGTGGTCTGTCGCTCTCGGATGTGCTCAACATGAAAACAGACACACTGGTGACGTTGTTCACGCGCGTGACTTCGCCACGTCTTAAAGAAAGCGAAATTAAAAAGATGGCCACCGCTGATTTTATCGCGCTCTCTCAGGCGATCGTGCCTTTTTTGGTTCCTACGGGCTCTGGAGCACAGAGCGAGCCGGAGACGGAAGCACTGTAACGGTGGTGAAATTCGACCAGATTGAAGAGCTGGTCGCCGATATTGCCGTTGTTTTTAACTGGTCGCGCGCCGATATCTACATGATGGATCCGGGTGAGGTTATCACCTGGCGCGAACGGGCCGCGCGACGTAGCGGAGCCCGTGAAGATGAAGACACTTGATATCCGTATCGCCTTCAGCGCGATCGATAAACTGACCCGACCTGTTGAGACCGCCCGCCAGAGTGTGGGCGGTCTCTCTGATTCCCTCAAAAAAACGCAGACCGATATTAAATCGCTGGGGACGCAGTCAAAAGCGTTTGCCCGCCTGCGCGAGAATTTCACCAAAACCACCGAAAAGATCCAGACGACGCAGCGAGAGCTGAACGGCCTCCGGCAGGCACAGCAGGCCGGGAACGTGATGACGGACAAACAGCGCGAACACATGGCAATGCTGACGGCAAAGCTGAATCGCCTGAATGAAGTACGCACCCGTGAGAAAGAGAAGCTGCGCGAGGCGACGGCTGTGATGGTCAGGCATGGCATCACGCTGTCCGGCAGTGATCGAACCATCCAAAGCGCCATACGGCGTACCGAACAGTACAACCAGACGCTGGAGCGCGAACGGCAGATGCTGGCGCGAGTGACACAGGCGCGTGCACGCTATGACCATGCTCAGCAGATGGCCGGTAAGTTGCGCGGCGGTGGTGCGGTTGCCATGGGGGCCGCTACCGTTGCCGGTTATGGTGCCGGTCGCTTTCTTGCCCCGGCTGTAGGGTTTGACAGGGAAGTTTCCCGCGTCGGGGCGCTGACGCGTCTCGATAAAACCGATCCACAATTTGCCGCGCTCCGTGAACAGGCTAAAAAACTGGGGGCAGAAACGCAGTTCAATTCCCGTGATGCGGCCAGCGGTCAGGCATTTCTCGCAATGGCCGGATTCACGCCACAGGCCATACAGGCTGCGTTACCCGGCGTTCTAAACATGGCGCTGGCCGGTGGGATGGAGCTGGGCGAAAGTGCCGATATCGGCTCAAACATTCTGTCGCAGTTCAAACTGGATCCGAAAGAGATGGACAGGGTCAGTGACGTGCTGACGGCGGCGTTTACGCGTACCAACACCGACCTGGCAAACATTGGTGAGGCGATGAAATACGCCGGAACAGGGATGGCCGGGCTGGGTGTCAGCGTTGAGCAGACCACTGCGATGATCGGCGTGATGGCTAACGTGGGGTTGCGTGGCAGCATCGCCGGTACGGGTTTGCAGTCCACGTTCTCCCGTATGGCTGCGCCAACGGGCAAAGCCAAAGATGCACTCAAAGAACTCGGGGTCAGCGTTGCAGACGCAACCGGGAAAATGCGACCGGCTGAAGTTGTCCTTGCTGATGTTTATAAGGCCGTCAGTAAGTACGGTGATGTGGACAGACTTTCGTTCTTCAAAGACATTGCCGGTGAGGAAGCTGCCAAATCCTTCCAGGCTCTGGTGCAATCAGCGGGTAGTGGTGAGCTGCAAAAGCTGCTGGCTGAGCTGAAAAAAGCGCAGGGCGAATCTGCCACGGTCGCGAGAAAGATGGCGGATAACCTTGATGGCGATCTGAAGAACCTCGACAGCGCATGGGAAGGCTTTCGCATCCAGATTGAAGAGCTGCTTGACGGGCCACTTCGTGGACTGGTTCAGAGGATCAGCGATGTTGTCGGGGCAATGACGACCTGGGCAAAAGAAAATCCCCGGTTAACGCAGACATTACTGATTATCGGCGGCAGTGCGCTGGCCTTTACGGCCATCATCGGTGGATTGTCTCTGGTTGTCGGGGTATTGCTGGGGCCAATAGCAAAACTGCAACTTGGCTTTGCGTTGCTGACCGGAACAAAAGGACTCGGTCGGGCCATCCCGATGTTTGCTCAGTTGCGCGCGCTTATTGGCGGGCCGATGGGAAGCATCAAAGGCTGGCCCGCTGCATTCTCTTCAATGGCGAGAGGGGCGGGCAGGCTGACGGGTATTTTTGGCCCTCTGAGAGGGATGTTGCTGGCGGTATTTGCCTCACCTGGTGCCGCGCTGGGCTCTCTTGTACGTGGTATCGCGATGCTGGCGCTTCGCCTTACCGGTCTCCCTGTGTTGTGGGGAATGATCACCGGTGCTGTGTCGGTGCTTGGCGGCGCGCTGTCGCTGTTACTGAGTCCGATAGGTCTGGTCGGCGCGGCATTTGTCGCTGCTGGCCTGCTTATCTGGAAATACTGGGAGCCCATCAAAGCATTTTTTGCCGGTGTGTTCAGCGGCATTATGGAAAGGCTGGCACCGCTCCGGGAGTCTTTTGCGCAGTTCAGCCCGTTGTTTGACGCAATCAGCAATGGCATCAGTCAGGTGTGGAGCTGGTTTAAAGAACTCCTTACCCCGATGGAGTCCAGCAAAGAGACGCTTGATAAATGCGCCAGCGCCGGGGAAATCTTTGGCAACGTGCTTGGCGGTGCGCTGCAACTGGTGCTGACTCCGGCCAAAGCCCTTCTTGATGCACTTGCCTGGATACTGGAAAAGTTGGGTGTTTTACCCGATGAGGCCGAAAAGGCCAGAAAGAAGATCGAGGACGCGCAGCGCACGGCCTTACTACAAGATAAGGTCGCGCTTCTACAGGGTGATATTGCGAAAGTAGCACCCAAAAAAGTAGAAACAGACACGGTCACACCGCCTGTCGGAAGCACCCCGCTTGGCGGTGATAATGGCACTCAGCGGCGACTCCAGAAAATATCCGATAACACGGGCGGCATGCTTCAGGAGACGAAAAAACGGATTGGCCCCGGTGATATCGTCTTCAAAAATCTACCCCGCGCCCTGGCAGTACGTGGTGAATGGCAGGAGTCAAAGCTTGCGCGAACCTCTGCCGCTATAGCTCCGCCGCTTGCTCCGGTTGTTGCAGCGGCAGCGGCACCTGTTGTGCAGGCCATGTTACCCCCGGTCAGACGCCCAGGCGACAGCGCCAGAAATGACAGTGCTGCAGGTGGGTTTAAAGGTGAAATTCACGTACATCTGCACAACGTGGTGACGCAGAATCCCCGCGAGCTGGCTAAGACTGTAGGGGAAATGGTTAAGGCAGAATTAGACCGACTGACCCGCGCAGGTCGCGGCAGTTTCCGGGATACAGATTAGGTGAACAGGTGACGTTATGATGATGGTTTACGGTATGTTTGTGTTTGAGCTGAAGACGCTACCCCATCAGCAGCTACAGCAAAATAAATCCTGGCGGCACGTCAAAAACGAGCGAATCAACCGTTCGGCAAGCTGGCAGTACATTGGGGCCGGTGAAGATCAGATCACGCTTTCCGGCGTGCTTTATCCAGAAATTACTGGCGGCGAGGTTTCGCTGACAGTGTTGACCACGCAGGCCTATACCGGACGCCCCTGGCCTTTGATTGATGGCACGGGGCAGATTTACGGGATGTATGTTATCACCGGCTTGCAAACCACCCGATCGGAACTGGACCGTTACGGTAAGGCGAAAAAAATAGAGTTCTCAATCAGTTTTCAGCGTTGTGATGAAGACCTTCGCGAACGGCTTCAGTCTTCCTCTGTCGGTGATCTGTTGACCGGGCTGAAGGATGGTGCCAACACTGCGTATAACTCGATAAACAGCACGCTGTCCGGGTTGGTGTAGCGCTGCGTAGTATTGAGTATAGTCAAATCAGGAGGTGCATTTTACTGACCTCCTGACGCCGGAAACCGCTTATACAGAGTAGAAATACCTACATCAAATATCATAGCCACGCGCTGCCGTGGCTCTCCAGCAGCGAGCAATCGTCCGGCCTGCGCCCATTCTTCGGGTGTCAGTTTTGGTCGGCGACCACCAATGCGCCCCTGTTCTCGTGCTGCCGCTAACCCGGCGCACGTCCGTTCTACAATCAATTCCCTTTCCATTTCGGCCAGTGCGCCCATGACGTGAAAGAAAAAACGCCCCATAGGGGTAGAGGTATCAATACTGTCTGTCAGGCTACGAAAATTAATACCACGCTGGCGCAATTCCTCGATCAGAATGACAAGATGGCGCATGCTCCTTCCCAGTCTGTCCAGCTTCCAGACTATCAGCGTGTCACCTTCCTGAAGCGTTTTTAGCAACCTTTTTAATCCAGGTCTTTCCGCTTTAGTACCGCTTATTTTATCTTCAAAAATTTGCTCACACCCTGCGCTTTCCAGCGCATTTATTTGCAGCATAGTGTTCTGGTCATTTGTTGATACCCGTACATATCCAATCAGCATAGAAAATCACTCCACCTGTAAACGCATTAGCGGCCCGCATTGTATCGAGCAACGTCATTTCTGGCTGTACTGCAGAAAATGGCCAACATAGTCAGAAGTGGTGGTGTCTTCCGGAAAACGTTCGTTTGGGAGCAGGCGCGCCCGCCATCGGAATTCCGTTCTTCTGGCCGTCCTCTGCAATGCCGAATACGGTCATGGATGAATGGGCAGACATGGTGTTTCTGAAA